TATAAATTTATATTTTAATATTTTTATCTTAATTAAAGAGTAGAATAATAGCAAAAAAATGATGAATAGTGAAATAACGGAGCAATATTTAAATCAAGTATATGAAGCTTTACAAAGGGAGCAATTGAAGTTAATGAATGATATTAAATTAGGAAATAGCGAAGTAAAAGAAAATCAAATAACAAAGCAAATAAGTGCAATCAATACAATCAACTTAAATATAATGAGGTTAAGAAATATAAGAAAGAAGAATATAGAATAAATAACTAATTTTTTATCTTAATAGAATATAGAAATATATAAGAAATATGCCGTCTCAATTAGTTTATATGCCTATGATTAAGAAAGGTATGTTTGCTCGTCAAACAAGAGGAATTAAAGCAGGAATGCGTAGAGGTAAAGGAATTGGTGCAGTACTTCTTGACGGAGGTATGGGGGGTCAATCTTCATATTCAAATGTTGATGACTATGAAAGAACAACAGGAATTGATATAAGAGGAGCAGGTCGTAAAATGGATATGTCAAGAATGTCAAAGAAATTAGAAAACTTAATGATTAAACCGACTTCAAGAAAGATTAAGAATATTAATTTTAGTATTTAAGAAAATTTGCAAATTCAAATTAGGTCAAATTATAAAATGCAAGAATAAAGAAATTTTTTATAAGAATGAATTTATTTTATATTTCAAGTAAAATATAAAATATAAAGGAAAAGGAATTAATAGTATTTTGGGATTAGATTTGTATTTTTTTTCTTAGTTAATATTATAGATAATCAAAAAATGTCCTGTGATAAACTTGTTTTCGACCTTTCGCAAGAAATTGAGGGAAGCCCTAATGTCTTCGTTAAGAAAGACTGGCTCAATATCCTTGATAATCAATCCTCAAACTATAACTCAAATCAATCAGTTATTGATACTTCGCAACTTTCAAACTCAAATAAGTATATGAGTTATCGCGAAAGTTTCTTAGCCGTCCCATTACTTTTAACAATGGTTTCAACTACCGATGCTTCATTTGCTGGTTTTCAACCTACCACTTCAAACCCTGATTATTCATTAGGTCTTAAAAATTGGTTCGGTCAAATCGTCCATTCAATGACCCTTGATTATAACGGTACTACTATTATTCAACAAACCCCATACATCAATATGTGGAATTCATTTAAACTTATGACCTCTCTTTCTTGGAGTGATATTGCTACTATGGGCTCAACTATTGGATTTTACCCTGATGACCCTTTAACTTGGGTTTATCAAAGTGCTGCATCCACCGATGGAATGGGTGTATGCAATAACACTAATGCAAGTGCTGCTGCTTCTGGTGCTCTTCAAACAATCGTCACTGGTGCTCCTAACAACTATAAAGCCGGTCAAGGTAATGTTGGTTTCCTCAAACGCCAGCAATTCATTAACTACGATAGCATTGGTGTCCCTGGTTCAGGTACTTATAACGATATTCTTACTCCTGCTGCTGCTTCTACTATTTGGAAATCATATATTTTCAATAAAGTGAATGGTGTTAATAACACTCGTCCTGGTGTATTCCAGCAAGCTATTATGGCTACTGTATATTTACGCCATCTTCATTCATTCTTTGATAGCGTCCCTCTTCTCAAAGGTGTATTTATGAAACTCACTCTCAATCTTAATAATACTACAACTTCATTCTCTTCTGCTGGTGGTGCTGGTAATATTACTCTTACAAGTGTTTCAAATAGTGTTGGTGGTGTAAATCCTTTAATGATTGCTTCTGCTCGAGCTGCTAATGGTAATGTCGCTCAATTAGGTCTTACAACTTACAAGGCAAATATTTCAGTTGGTGCAACTTGTCTTGATAGCACTATTTCTTCTCTTGCTAACGTTCAAAAAGGTTCTCTCGCTCAAAGTGTTTATTTATATGTACCTGCATACACTTTTAACCCTGTATTCGAGCAAGCTTATCTTTCATCTCCTGTTAAAAAGATTGACTATACCGATGTTTATCAATATCAAGTGCTTAACACTCTTGCTGGAGCTCAAATTAACAGCCTTCTTACAAACGGCATAGCTTCTGTAAAATCAATCCTCGTCGTCCCATTCTATTCATCAAGTCTTGCTGGTAATACTGGTCTCCCTACTGGTATGCCTGTATATCAATCACCTTTCGACCCTGCTGGCTGTGGTTGTACTTCTCCTCTTGCCTATATTAACAATTTCAATGTTGTTGTATCAGGTCAAAATGCTATTTACAACACTATCACTCACCCAGGCTTTGAATACTTCTCTACTCAATTTTACGGTGTCAATGCTGTCAATGGTGGTATGACTTCTGGGCTTACTTCTGGGCTCATTGATAGTCAAGGTTGGGAAATGGAATACACTTATTATTATGTTGATATTAGCCGTATGCTCCCTGTTGAAGAAAGCGTACCTAAATCAGTTCAGCTTGTGGGTCAAAACGTATCTGCTAAATCTCTTGACCTTTTCTGCTTCATTGAATATGGTGTAAGTGTAAGCATTGATATTCTCACTGGTGCTCGCGTTTAAATTTGCATATCATTATTAGGTCAAAATTGAAAATGCAAAATATATAAATTTCATTTTTTAAAATATTCTATTATCTCATTTATAATAGAATAATTAACAATAAGATTAATGCGAAAAAGGCATTATAATTTATTAAGGAAAAGTGTTAATCTTTCATTTTTTTTTTCTTTGTTAAGAGTATAGAAATAAAAAAAATGGTAGATATGCGAATGGTTAAAGTAGGTGTTTCACCTAAACAAATTTCAAAGCTTCGTAATGGTCGTATGGTTCGTATTAAAAAGCCAATGAGTGGTGAAGGTGTTTGTATGGTTGTTCGTCCTGAAAACTATTCAATCATTTCTCGTACTTTTGACCGCAATAAGGGAATGGACTTTGCTTTATCTCCTGAGGAAATTTTAGCAAATCAAGAAATCGCCCCAACTATTGAAGGTGAAGGTATTTTCGGTAAAAAGTTTGATAAACTCCTTAAAAAGGCTGGTATTAAGAAAATCGCATATAAAGTAGGTGATGTTGTGAAGCCTCTTGTAAAAGAAACAATTGATAAAGGACTTGAAATGGGTGGTATGTACTTCGGTCTCCCACCTGGTGCAACTGCTCCTCTTTCTGCTCTTGCTGGTGATTATCTTGATAACCCAGGCGACTATCAAGGAAAGCGTAAGGGTAAGCCTTCGGTAGGTGCTATGGCTTCTCGTATTGCAAGGGATGCTGCCCTCGGTGAAATCAATTCTCGTCTCGGTACTAATATGGGTTCTTTTGATAGAGCAGGTGTTGAAGATGCTTTACTCGGTCAATTCCAACAAATGGTGGCTCAACGTCAAGCTCAATTACAATCTCAAGCCCCTTCATCTTTTGACCGTTTCTCATCAATGCAAGAAACAGGATTAACCCAAGGCGATGGTCTATATTTAGGTGTAGGCGGTCGCGGTGTTATCGGTGATGTTAAAAGATTAGGAAATCAAATTAGTCGTAAATTCTCTCGTACAGGCGGACAAATCGGCGTAAATGCTGGTATGGTTCGTAGTCTCCCTCCTGCATTACAATCGCAACCTTTCTCAGCTAATTTCCAATTTAGTCGTACTCTCCCTCCTTCATACCAAAAATTCTCATCTGGTGCTGGATTATATATGTAAAAAAATAATTAAAAATATTAAGGATTTATTTATAAATTAATTTCTTTATAAATAATAGAATAAAAAAAATGAGTTTAACGGATAGCCAAATAAGGGAGTTGTGTGCGAAAATGAGTATCCCATTAGCGGAAAATGGTATATTATTTAAGAATGAATTTGAAGATTATAAACTTGAACCCAATAAATCTTATTTTGTAAATTTAGAAGATGAATATGATGAAAAGGGGCATTTAAATTCTGGGTCTCACTGGACTTGCTTTCAAGTAAGAAAATATCCAAACGGCAAAATTAGTGCAATGTACTTTGACCCTTTCGGCGTAGGTCCTCCCCAAGAAATTAAAGATGCTGTTAAAAGGGATTTTAAAGTAGGCTTACCATATAATACCAAAGATATTCAATCAATGATGGCGAATGCTTGTGGATGGTATTGTTGTGCTTATTTACATTTTATTAATGTATTTCCTCATCGTAGTGGTGATATATACCAAGATACGGAAAACTTTTTAGATTTCTTTGATGATTTAAATAAATCAATAGATTTTAAGAAGAATGAATTTATACTTAAACAATTCTTTCAATCTGGCGACCCAGCACTTCGTAAAGAAATTGATATTATTGCTCCAACCGAGCATATAACCGATGATAGAAATGGAGGTATTGATGCTTTTGATAATGATGCTGGTGGTATTCGTTTAGCAGTTGAAACAAAAGTAATAAAACCTAAGAATTAATGCATATT